GTAGTGAAGAAAATTACGAAGAGTTTTTTTATAAAATATTAGAGTGGCAGATGCTTAATAAAATTAAGAGGTACAATGAGTAAATTTACTGTAATACGAGATACCAGAGAAAAGAAGGGTCATGGCTGGTGGTTTGACGAAAGCTCCCATTGTACAGGGACTGAAGTTAAAAAGCTAGACGTGGGCGATTACAGTATAAAAGGGAGAGAAGAGATCTTATGTATAGAACGTAAGGAGTCTGTATCTGAAATTGCCAAGAACTGCGGAGAGAAAAGATTTCATAGAGAATTAGAAGCTATGACCGAGTTTCCCTATGCTTTTTTATTATTAGAGTTTGATTGGAGAGATATAGAAAGGTATCCATCAGGTTCTGGTATTCCTCCTGCAAGATGGAAGACTTTACGTATTAAATCTCAATATATCCTTAGTGTTTTATTTAGTATGCAGATAGAAAAGGGAATTCATGTAATAGCATGTGGTGATAAAATAAGGGCTGAACAAATGGCCTTGCGTATTTTAAAAAAGGTTAATGAATACCATGTATGATGTTGAATCTTATGAGCATGCTTGGCTTAATATTACTAAAGAAGATATTAAAGATATAAAAAATCCTTTTAGTAATCTTACAGATGAACAAAAAAACAATTTTCATTTACATGTTATAAAAATTATGAAAGATCCACGATATTTTCAGTGGACTGTTAAAAAACTTCTTAACATAGAGCTTTTACCAGAGCAGGTCGTAGTCTTAAGGGAATTATGGACTAAAGCTTTTCCTATGTATATTGCCAGTCGTGGATTTGGTAAATCTTTTCTTTTAGCGGTATATGCTATATTAAGATGCGCTCTGGTTCCTGGAACCAAGATTGTTATCGTGGGCGCAGCTTTTAGACAGTCTAAAGTAATTTTTGAGTATATGGATACTATTTGGAAGCATGCACCTCTTCTCCGTAGTATCTGTGGTGACAATAGTGGTCCACGACGAGATGTGGATAGATGTACAATGAGAGTTAATGAAAGTTGGGCTATGGCTGTTCCTCTAGGTGATGGTAGTAAGATTAGAGGTTTGCGTGCTCATACAATTATTGCAGACGAATTTAATAGTATTCCTGTAGATATCTATGAAACGGTGGTGGCAGGTTTTACAGCGGTGTCTAGTGATCCCACAGGTAATGTCAAAGAAGCAGCAAAGAGAAAAAGAATGCAGGAAAGCGGTGAGTGGAGTGAAAAGTTAGAATCTAATTATCAAGATCGACATAGTAATCAGTCTATTATTTCTGGAACTTGTGGATATGATTTTGAGCATTTTTCATCTTACTGGAAAAAATATAAATCTACCATCAAGAGCCATGGAGATTTTAAAAAAGCGGCTGAAGATTCTGGCGACGAGAGTATGGATAAAGTTCCTGATTATATGAAAAGGTTAAATTGGAAAAACTTTTCTATTGTTAGAGTTCCTTATGAACTTATACCTGAAGGCTTCATGGATGATCAGCAGGTGGCACGAGCTAGAGCTACTATGCACAATGGAATTTATCAAATGGAATATGGGGCTTGCTTTACAGCAGATAGCCAAGGCTTCTTCAAAAGAAGTTTAATTGAGTCATGTGTAGCACATAATAGAAATTGTGATAAAAGTGGTTGGCCTCATTGGTGCCCTGAGCCTTTTGATGCAGTCACGCGAGGGTCTCATGACTCACAATACATTTTTGGCATTGATCCAGCTTCTGAACAAGATAATTTTGCTATTATAGTACTTGAAGTGCATCCTGAGCATCAGAGGGTTGTATATTCTTGGACAACAAATAAAAAAGATTTTCAAAGCAGAAAAAATATTGGATTAACTAATGCTCATGATTATTACAGTTTCTGTGCTAGAAAAATTAGAGATCTTCAAAAAGCTTTTCCATGTGTAAGAATTGGAATTGATTCGCAGGGAGGTGGTTATACTATAGCAGAGTCCCTTCGTGATATAGATAAGTTACAGCCAGGAGAAAGGCCCATCTTACCTATTATCGAGGAAAAGGAAAAAGATACCGATCATATTGCAGGTGATCATATTCTAGAGTTAATAAATTTTGCCAAGGCCGAATGGACTTCTCAAGCTAATCACGGTATGAGAAAGGATATGGAGGATAAGGTGCTTTTATTTCCGAGATTTGATACTTTAACTTTAAGTCTCATGACTGAAAAGGATAAAATAGCATTTAGTCAACTAAAGGATAAGGTTGGCGACTCTTATGCTCTTAGATTGTACGATACTTTGGAAGATTGTGTTATGGAGATTGAAGAGTTGAAAAACGAACTAGCGACAGTTGTAGTGTCAATTACAGCTGGTGGAAGAGAAAAGTTTGATACTCCTGAAATAAAAATTAAAACGGGAAAAAAGGGACGTATGAGAAAAGATAGATATAGTGCTATGGTTATTGCTAATATGATAGCACGTACTATGCATAGAGAGCTTCCTCCTCCTGTATATGGAACTATTGGAAAAGTGATTGTTCCAGGAGGTATAAGTAAGGAGCTACCTCAGGGTCAAATGTACATGGGTCAAGAATGGGCCGAAAATTTGAATAAAAACACATGCTTTGCTATTCGTAGAAATTAATACGTATTGGTGTACTTATAATAGGTATTATCTATATTCTCATGTACAAAGGTTATTAGAGTGGCTAAATCAAAAAATCCAAAAGGTAGAGCTGTTACTGGTAATGAGGCTGCTTATATAAGTTGGGATAATGAGTCGGAGAGATCTGTCGCACTTGCTGCTTATACTCAGTCTATTCAAGAATCTGCTACGGCTACGTTTTCTTCGAGAACTAGAGATTTTAAAGATTTAACTAGCGGTCTTAGTGGTCGTCCAGGATTACGGGAAGCTGATTTTAATTGGTTTAGACCGGATCAAGCTGTTCCTAATAGCCCTAAAGAGATTATTGCTTTTGCTAGATTAGCGTATCGTAGAATAGGTTTAATTAGAAATGCTATAGATCTTATGGGAGATTTTGCTTGCCAAGGTGTTCGTTTAGTCCATCAGAATCATAGGGTAGAAAAGTTTTATAATGACTGGTTTACCCGCGTTAAAGGAAAAGAAATTTCTGAGCGACTATGTAATCTGCTTCTTCGAGAAGCAAATGTACCTATACGTATGAAGACTGCTAAGGTCAATAAGGCCAAAAGGCTTCAAATGCAACAGTCATTAGCCTCTCCTGATATGCAAGCCGTTATTAAAACCGACGACTTTCAAAAAGGAGAAATTCCCTGGCAGTATCATTTTCTTGATCCTCTTACTGTTGAAATAGTAGGAGGTCCTATTGCTAATCTTAGTGGCAATAGACAATATGCTGTAATTTTACCAAGAAGTTTAGCTCAACATATTAGACAATTGCAAAATAGTCAAGATAGTGTTGAAAGAAGTATTGTAGCAGAACTACCCGATGAAATTTTGGATGCAGCTATAGGAAATAAAAAAGTTCTATTACCTCCCGATAAAACATTTGTATATCATTATAAAAAAGATGATTGGCAAGAATGGGCCGATCCTATGACCTTTTCTTGTTTTAATGATCTTATCTTATATGATAGATTAAAATTAGCTGATAAAGCTGCATTAGATGGAGCAATTTCTAAGATTAGAGTATGGAAGTTAGGTAGTCTAGAACACAAACTTGCTCCTACTCCTACTGCATCTTCTACACTTCAAGAGATTTTAGGATCTAATGTTGGGGGTGGAACTATTGATATGGTGTGGGGTCCTGATATTGAATTAATTGAAACAGGAACTGACGTACAAAGGTTCTTAGGGGAAGAAAAATATCGTCCTACCTTAATGGCTATTTATGCTTGTTTGGGAATTCCTCCCACACTAACAGGAACTTTTGGTGCTACTGGCACTACTAATAACTTTATTTCTTTAAAAACTTTAACCGAGCGTTTAAATTATATTAGAAGTATTGTTTTGGAGTTTTGGAATGAGCAATTAAATATTGTTAAAAAGTCTATGGGATTTAGATTTGCAGCTCAAGTTGAGTTTGATTATATGTATTTGGATGATCCGGCTGCTATGACTAATCTATTGGTTGGGATGGCTGATCGTAATATTATTAGTGATGAATTTGTGCAACGTCATATTAAGGCTAAGCCTGAAATGGAAAGACGACGAGTAGTAGAAGAGGAAAAACGACGAGTATCTAAAGATCTGGAAAAAATCAGCCCCTATCATTCTGTAGATAAACAATATGGATTAGAAAAGGTTGCGTTGCAAACTGGTGTGGTATCTCCTACGCAAGTCGGAGTGGAGTTGCAAGATAAGAAGAAGGGTGATAAATCTGCTTTAGAAATGAGAAATAAACAGTCCAGACAATCTCCGGGTGGAAAAACTCCTCAAGCCCCAGGGAGTCCTGGTAGACCTCCTAATACGAGAGATCAAAATGGACGTAAGCCGCGCACGTTTAAACCCAGAAGTAAAGCCGCTATTGAACTATGGGCAAAAGATGCACAGTCCAAAGTGTCTAAGGTACTAAATCCTGGCTTACTTCAACATTTCAATAAAAAGAATATGAGGAGTTTAACAGCCAAGGAATTTGAACAAACAGAAGATATAAAGTTTGAGGTTTTGTGCAATTTAGACTGCCTTCAAGAACTATCTGATGAAAGTGTTTTTGCAGGATTAAAGGAAAAGTTGTCAGATGGTGTACATAAAGAATGTAGGGAATGGATACAGTCCGCTTCTGAAAATATTCAAAGAAAATTAAGTATAGAAGAAATTCGAGGTATTAGAGCCTCCTTTTATGCTGATTATAAAACTAGGTAACGGAGACACCGATGCAAATATTTACTGCCGAAAAAGAGGCTGGTTTAGAGCATCAAATTAAGACCCAATCTTCCATTGCTTATGAATCTCCTATATTATTGGATGAAAAGCAAGATATAGCTAAAGCTTTTGACAATCTTTTAATATCAACTGCTGCTATGGATGATAAAGATATTTATCATGTTTATTCTATTTTAGTTACTACTTCTTGGAATAAAAATGACGATGTCTTTGATAAAGCAGAAGTTTGGGCTGCTCAAAATACCCCTAAATATAAGCCTGCTAATTTAGAGCATGATGAACGACAAATTGTTGGAGGTATTGTTGACAATTGGTCTGTGGATAAAGATATGAAAGTTATTGATAAAGATATTGGGTCAGATAATCTACCTGATTATTATCATATACTGGTATCTTCTGTTATTTACAGGCAATGGCAAGATCCGGCTTATCAAACTAGAGCTGAGAATTTGATCAAAGAAATTGAAGCTGGTAATAAGTTTGTATCTATGGAATGCTTGTTTAATGGCTTTGATTATGCAGTTGTAGATCCAGATGGTCAACGTCATATTTTGGCTCGGAACGATGAAACTGCATTTCTTACTAAACATCTTAGGGCTTATGGAGGAAGTGGAGGATATGAAGACCACAAGGTGGGAAGACTTTTGCGAAATATTGTCTTTAGTGGTAAAGGATTTGTCAACAAGCCCGCTAATCCAGACAGTGTTATTTTTGACAAAAATCAATTGACCGAGTTCAACAACGTTTCTATTTCATCTAAAAACATCTTTTCTAATAAAAATGGTGTAACTATATCAGTAGAAAAGAAAAATAAACCTATTGTTTTTAAGGAGAGTGATACTATGAGTAGTGATCTTTTAAACGATCAAGTAAAAGAGCTTAAGGACGCTCTGGCTGCTGTGCAAGCAGACAATAAAGAGCTGACCGATAAGCTTTCCAAAGCTAATCTTGAGAAATATGACACACAGATTAAAGAGTTGACAGATAATCTGCAAACTCTAGCTGTAGATCTTAAGGCTAGTGAAGAGGTCGTTGCCTCTAAAAATGAAGAGGTAGAAGCTCTTCAAACACAATTGACAGAAGTAACAGAAGCTTTTGAAAAAGCACAATCTGAGCTTCAAGATATTGAGCAGAAGCAGAAAATTGAAAAGAGAGTGGCGGCTTTGGTCGGTGCTGGCTTGACTCAAGAAGATGCTGAAGCTAAGATGGAAGTTTTTGATTCTTTGACGGATGATCAGTTTGTAGTGATGGTTGACACAGTGGCTTCTGTGAAACCCGAAGAGGTTGAAGAAGAAGTTAAGGCTGAAGAGACTGAAGCTCAGGTTGAAGAAGAGGTTGAAGAAGAAGCTGTAGCTTCTGAAGAAGAAGTTCTTGAAACAGCAGAAGCAGAAGAGTCTGTAGACTTGTCTGTTGAAGCTGATGCTGAAGATACTCAGTCAGACGAGATTGAGACTGTACGTGCTGGTCTTAAAGACTGGGTTAATAATCATATTTTAAACAAATAAATCCGAATAGTCAGGAGATAAAAAAATGGCATTGAGACCGACTAGAAATGAATTTTTAACCGACCTTAGCTTTTTCATGAA